TTCCAGACAACAGGTGCAATAACCTCTGACATATAGTAAATTAAAAATACTTCGCATTTAATTTATGGCAGAAAAGAAAACCCTCGACCTTTTGAAGGCCGCTTTTGACCTTTCTAAAAGGCGTAAATTTGACGTTAAAGATGATAACGGCAAAACAGTATGCAGTTTATATTTCAAGGCCATTACAAGGGCAGATAGAGCCAGAGCAACGCAAAGGGCTGGCAGTGATGATCCATTGATTGTTTCTACACATATGCTTTGTCAGTTGGCAGAGAATGAAGATGGATCTAAGGCATTCCACCCAGCCGATTTTGGCAACTTGCAAAATGAATTGCCAGAAAATGTATTAAATGAGATTGAATTATTTTTATTTGGTGTAAATCAAAACGCAACCATAGATAACGTAAAGGAATCCTAAGGGGGGATAACTGGTTAAATTTTGAGTTTTTCCTTGCAACAGAATTAGGTAAGACAGTAAGTGAACTGAGATCACAACTTACAGATGAGGAG